GCGAATGATGCAACAGTACTTGGTCCGCTGCTGGACAACAATGCTGAAAAGCTTCGGGAGCTGATGCGAACCGCCGAGGAGTCAGGCGCTACTCTGACTGAAGAGATGGCTCGCACGACCGAAGACATTGACAGACGCTGGCGCGAGATGACTACCAGCATGTCGAGTGCGTTTAGGGGATTCGTTTTTGACTTCATTGACGGATGGGAAGAGGCAGGCAATATCGCTGAGAAGGGGATTGCAGCGATATGGGATAGAGTTCTGCGTTGGCAGGGGAATGAAAATCTCGCCGATCAGATACTTGGTGACTGGTACACTGACGCGCCGACAACGCTCCCACCCATCGAGGTCGTTGCCCCGATGCCGCTGCCAACTAAACTTCCACCTGCTGGTGGCGGCACGGGCGGCACGGGCGGCGGTGGGAGATCCGCCACCGAGAATACTGAATACGCAGATACCATCGCTGACATCACGCAGCAATACCGCGCACTTGAGAATGCGCTTAATCCAGTTCTTGCCATTGAGCGAGAGATGGAGGAAAACCTCAATCTTTTGGATATGGCGGCAGCGGCTTTAAGCATTACCGAGAGCGAATATGCGGCGATGCAGAGCCAGATCATTGAGGATGCGAACACCAGGATTGAGCAGGCGGGCCAACTGATCGATGAGTTTGGAAAGGAAAAGGAGGCAATAGAAGAGGTTTCGGTCAGTTGGGAAACAATGGGTACGGCCGCAGGGTCCACACTCGGCAATATCGTGACCGGAGCAAATGCCGCAGAGCAGGCAATCCGCTTGCTCGGGCGTGTCGTCGAATTCGCATTCGAAAAATTCTTACTCCCTTCTATCTTCTCCGGATTCTCGGGGGTCACTCCAGCAGCAACAGGGATGGCAATGCCGGGAGGGTCCAGTTTGGGGCAGGGCGTCGTATCCAGTCCGACTCTGTTCACGTTCGCGAAAGGCGGAAAGTTGGGACTCATGGGGGAGGCCGGTCCCGAGGCAATACTGCCGCTGTCCAAGGGTCCGACAGGTAACCTGGGTGTTGAGGCGTCAGGCATGGGCACCGTCGTAAACGTCCACAACTACGGCGCGGACGTTCAGACCCGAGATCGCGGCGACGGCGAAATTGATATCATCGTGAGGCGCATCACAGGGGAGATTGCTCGGGGCGGGACTCCACTGGCACGCAGTCTTGAATCATCATACGGTCTCACGCGCGGCAGGCTACGGGGGTAGGGTATGAGCATTTCCGCCGAGCTTGAATACCGCTACACATATGAGGTCGATGTCGACTGGTTCGAGGTCCTTGCGATCTCGCATCCGGCATGGTTACAGGTCTACTACATTCACAATGCCCCAGAGCAGACACAACTGAGCGGGTTCATGGACGGAGGGGTGCGGACGTTCGATCCAATCCAGTTCAAGTTGTCGCTACCGACGCGCGACAGTGGCGGGCGATCCGACATGACCATTGTGATAGGTGTGATAGGCAATTCCATCGCAGAGCTGCTGGACATTGCCTTGACGCAACCTGATGAGCGCATCCGGCTACGGTATACCTCCTATCTATATACCGACACTGCGCCACTGTACGATCCTCCAATCGAATTCAATATCACCGACATTGACAGCGATGAAGAGGCTTTGTCCTGCGTTGCCCGACTTGGGGATACGATCAACAGACCGTTCCCGAACGGTCGATACACCGTGCGCTCATTTCCAGGACTGGCGAGACGATGAAGATGGAACACATCACAGCACTGATAAACCGGCGCGTGCCGTTCGTGGCTGGCGGTCGCGATCCGGAGCGCGGTCTGGATTGCTGGGGACTAGTCGTGCATGTTCTCGGGTATCGTGGGCGCACCGTGCGGGAAGATTGGGCACCAGGATCAGTCAGTGAAGTCGCGTGTCTGATAAAAGATCAGATTGAATGCGATGATTGGATGCTTGCAGATCCTGGCCCTTGGCTGGTGGTCGCGATGGGGACCAAGAATCGGATCTACCATGTTGGCGTGTCTGTGCCAGGCGGACACATCCTGCACACGACACCAACGACAGGGATTGTGATGTCTCGGCGTATGATGCTGGATGACCAGTTCGGGCGAATCGAATTCTATAGGCACGCATCATGGGATTGATATACATCCATTCGAACCCGATGGTGCCGAATGAGGCCGAAGAACACGAGTTCACAGGCGAGTTGATTCGGTTTTTGGAAGACAAATATCCCCGTGGCTTTCCAGGTCCGACAACGGTCCTTCGAAATGGGAATGTGCTGGAGGTTTGCCATTTCGATATCATGGTCGGCACTGGCGACAAGGTTGACATTCTGATATCTCCTGGATGGGCGACTGTCGGGGTTTTCATCGCAAAGGCATTCGTAGGCGTCATCGTAGGCGCCGCAGTAAATTTCGCAACATCGTGGCTGAGGGGTGCCCCGGACACACCTGATTCGCCGACACCGCACACCGCAAGCCCAACATACTCGCTCGCTGTACCGACGAATCAAGCTAGGCTCGGGGAGACAATGCCCGTTGTCTACGGCTCGGTCCTTGCGGTGCCAGACATCGTTTCACAGCCCTATTCTGAGTACGTCGACAACGATCAGTATATCGGGATGATTATCGGTATCGGTCGAGGAAATCATCAGATAGACGGGCTGCAAGTTGCAGATACTCCGATCTCGTCACTGGCGCCTGGTGTGTTCCAGTACTGGGACTATCCGGCAGCCGCGCATCAAGGCGTGCTTGGGAAGATCCAGTCAGAGACCGGGATCTATGAAAATATCGACACTTCTCCCGAGGTCTCCAACCAGGAATTTGATGGCGTCAATCCTGTTGGTCCGTTTGTCACGAACGGCGTTGGAACTACCACACAGCTGCTCGGTTTCGATATCGTTTTTCCCGCAGGAATCCATGCGGAGGATGCCGGCCAGCTAACGCTTTACACTTTCCAAATCCGTTTTGAGGCATGGGAGATAGACGACGCAGGCGTATCTACCGGAAAATTCTATTTCCGTTCAGAAGAGTTCAGCGGAGATAGTTCAGACCCGAAGCGCTACACCATCTGGTGGGAGCTACCCCCGAGCCGTTACAAGACCTCGGTGCATCGTGAGACTCCACCATACCCATACGTGGGCTATGAGTCGCGCGCTACATGGTCTTCGCTGAAGGCTGTACTTCGTCCGCCGCTTGGTCCGCCGAATGTGCTCTATGTGTTCGACTCAAACACCGAGACCGACCTTAGCGGCTGGACTGTCGGAGGCCCTAGCACGTGGAGACTGGTAGCCAATCGTGCGTGCACTGGAGGAACGCTTGTCCCGGCTACTACAAATCCTCAGTTCATAGCTTCTGACTATATTGCAGGCAACACAGCTACAAAGACACTGAATCGAACATTCGATGTGAGCGCTGATGCGGTTGCCATCGATACGGGATTGGTGCGGGTGGAGCTGCTTTGCCAGCTTGCAACGCATGATGTTGAGCCCGATGCCGTGAAAGTCTATGTGAGGGCGCTGGACGCACCGGGCGGAACGATACTCAGGACATGGACTGCTGCTGCGACAAATGATTGCGGATGGACAAGTCAAGCAATCACCGAAGATCTTCCGGTCGATACCAGAGAGATAGAGCTTTCGCTGGAATCTGTGTGGGGCGGATCCGACTCTGAGAACAGTGGATATTTCGACGACATATCGCTGACGTTGTACGGTGCGCTAGAGGGGGAACTCCCGCCTGTCTACGAAGACATGCATCTACTTGTTCTGCGAATGAAGGCGACAAGCGGCATTGCGCAAGATGCCACAAGGCGCATCAGCGCCCATGTCACGCGCAAGACAGCAGAAGGGTTCCCGTCTACCAATCCATTCGAGACGGCGCAGGACATCTATCAGAATACATCGTATGGAGGCAACCGCCCCATCGCCGAGATCGACGTCCCTCGATGGGAGGAGATGAAGCTGAAGCACGCAGACAACCCGGGTTTCAACGGCGTCTTCGACAGTCAAACAACGGTATGGACAGCGATGCAGCAGGCCATGCGCTCGGGGGATAGTGCTCCGACCATCTATGGTGGCAAGGTGACGATAGCCGAGGATGTATTTGGCCCCGTCAGCTATGCATTTGATGCATCAAACATGGTGCAGGGATCTGCGAATGTAACGAGGACATTCGACGCAGACGATGAGTATGATGGGTACGAGGTAGAATACCTTGATAATGTCAGCTTTCTCCCTCTCTATACCAGGTACCCGCCAGAAAGTCTGTATCCGGAGCGTGTGACTTATTTCGGATGTACGGATCAAGAATTGGCCGAATGGCAAGCCGAATTCCTGTGGAAGAAGAAATATTGGCGCCGCAAGCGCTGCACGTGGGATACGGAGGCAATCGGACATCTCCCACTTATAGGTGATCGGGTCAGCGTCGTACATCCTGCGGTCAATAATGGCGTAGATCCGGAAAACTATATCGTCGAGTCCGTCACTCCGGGGGGGCAATTCTCCGTTCAACTGAGCGGTGTTCGTGACGCAGACATATGGAAGGCAGATATTCGTACCAGTCAAATAATGGTGCAAAGTGTCTATGCTCCGGGGAGTCGGTCTAGTCAGATGATGGTACAGACCGTCATCAGACCGCCTAATTTCACTTCTCAAATGATGGTGCAGACCGTCACATACACAGGCCCATAATATGGCAATGCTAATGCTGGACGGTTTCGAAGGTTATGCTCAGAACATTACATCCGGGTCCGGGTCATTCCAGAATGGACAGTGGGGAATGACAAACGCCACATCTGAAACACCACGATTTGTCGATCATGATTCACGCGGTGTTGCTATCGCCCTGCACGCGACAACATCGGCAGAAAAACTCTGGACTAATCAGAATCTTTCTCTGACGACGATGACCGTGGGTGCTTCAATGTATTTCACCACATTGAGTCAGGATCTTCGATTTATATCGATAGGTGATAATGATTCAGGTGGAGGCGCTAATTATGAGGTAAGCATGGTCGAGCTTGTACGCACTAGCCTAACGGGAGTGATCAACGTCAAGACGTCTCGCGGCAACAATGTCTACCCGACCACGGGCATCATGTCCGCTGGTTCATATCAGTATTATGAACTCCAATGCGTTATTACCGGGCCAACCACTGCATGGGTCAGGGCCAGACAAAACGGGGTCTATATTTTTGATCAGGAAGTCGCAATCACCAGGACTTCGATGACAAACGTAGGATTCCAGCTAATCACTGGTGGCGGAGCAACATTGGGTGGATATATCGATGATTTTTATCAAGCCACCGATGCAAACTTTTACGGGCCGCTGGCGATAAAACGTGTGGCACTGACGCAGGCAACTCACCAAGACCTGTCACCCGTTGGCGCCGGTACTGCTCAAGGTTGCATCGATGAAGAGCTTTGCGATCTAGATGCCACCTATGTCGTGTCTTCTATCCCAGGGGCGAAGCAGACTTTTACCGCACAATTCGATGAACCGCCGATGTTCGTACTCCTAAGCTCTGAGACCAGAAGCGAGGCGCTGAGTTCGACTGGTCAGCGATTTATCGATGGGCCTAACGGCAGCTACCGAAATCACGCGACTGAACACTATCCAGAGGAGTACGCGAACAAACCTGTGATTCTTTCCACGCTGTACGATGGGTCTGCTCTGACCCAATCCGGCGCGAACTCGCAGGAATTCGGCTTTGAGATCGTCAACGGCTGAGGAATTGAAATGTCAGACTGGTCAGACCTAGGGCTTCCGTGTCCGACTGTAGAGCACTACGGCTATGAGCTGGATGCCGGCCTTGTCCGAACAAAGATGGACAGCGGCTACACGATGCAGCGGCGCAAGTACACAACTCAGCCGACTATCTTCACGCTGAGATGGCTGGTAGATGGGGCAGAGCTGCAATCGGTATCGAACGCCATTAATACCATTGGCTACTCGTGGTTTACGATGGGGCTGATAACAGGAACAAACGGTAGCTCTGTACCAACTGATCACACGGTCAGAATGGTGTCTGAGATGGCGGTCGCGCCGACAGGCAAAAACGCCTACTCGGTAACAATCAAAGCGGAACAAGCAGAAGCGGGGAATTCTGAGCCAGTGGCTAATCCAGACAATGTTGTGCACACAGAACTTGCTGACGTGCAAATCAATATGACTCATGACCAGATAGACTCTGAGATAAGCGATATGGATACAAGGACCGACGCAATTGAAACCGAACAGGCTGTACAGAATTCTCGGCTCGGTACACTTGAGGGGCAGGCGGCAGTAACGGACACAGAGCAGGGAGTGCAAGATGCGGCGATCGCATCAAATGCACAGCGCCTCGACGACACTGACGCTGACCAGGTCGTGCAGAATGACGAACTTGCGCGACTTGAATCTGTCAAGGCTGACGCCCAGGACGTCCTTGACATCTTCAGTTATGCGGCATACCTGAAACTACAAGCTGCGTCGAATACAGCAACTGCTGATATCGGGGCGGGATGGCTGGATCTGGACTTCATAACCACTCAAAGCATTACTCCGCTCGGGTTCACGAACGAGAACACAGGTAAGTTTTCGTGCAACTACCCTGGCGTGTTTCAACTGGGTATCTCGGGCGCTTTTGAGCACGTCAGCGTCAATTTCGGACGCCTGACCAACATTCGGATATACAACTATACCGATGACACTTCTAACACCGGTATGATTATTCCCACTGGCAGAAATCAGGAAGCTACGAGCTTGAGCATTGCTACCTTGTTCCAGGTCAGCGCGGCAGATGTGGGGAAGGTTTTGGGGTTCCAGATTGGAGGCGGTGATACATACACCGCCGTCAATTTTCAGACAATCTCTTATTTCTTGATGAACGTCGGACTTTGGGAAGGTGCTCTGTAGGGTCAGCGCCGGCTAAAACAATGTGAA